CTATGAAGGTGAAGAATACTACCAGGTTATGCCAGGTTATGGATTTGTCACTTTTGACATTGTGGCTGAGCCAAGTGTGCACGGATCATATATGTCAGTTTTAGAAAACCGAGACCGTTTACTCCAGAAACAAGTTGAAGACGCGCGAGTGTCTTCGGAGGACCGGTTCGTTATTGGAGTACGTGATTTCTTCCAGAAATTACATGCAGGGAAAAAACTATAAACAAACATAAGTTAAGTTTTAAACAAACTTATGTGTGGAGTAAGAATCTACAATGAATAAACTTAAGAGTTACTTAAAAGAATTAGGCGGTAGTGAAGAACTCGTAAACGCTATTAGCGAGGAACTCACCCGTTACGGTACCGATCTTAAGACTCAATATGACAGAGAATTTAAGGTAAAATTGAAAAAAGCTAAAGTGGTCTGCGAATCAGCAGTCCAAAAGGAAAAAGCCTCTTTAGCACGAAAAGTTTCAATTTTCCTTGAATCCAAACTGGAAGCTATTGAACGAGCAGCTGAAAAGCAGCGTCTACAAGAAGAAACTGAAGCCACTAGCAAGCTCAAAGGTCTACGAGCTTTGTTAGAAGATGTCCAACTGGACGAAAATGGCAATAGTCGGGAACTTCAGACGGCACAAAAACAGGTTGCTAGATTAGCTAAAGCTTTCAAAACGCTCAAAGAAGAGCGTGATACTGCAGTTCGCAAAGCCAATTCGGCTAACGACGTTGCACTGAAGGTGCTTTCACAAAATCGGATCCTCGAAAATAAGGCCAAAGCTTCTAACGTACTCGCCGAAGGGCGAGGCAAGCCAAAAGCCAAATCCAAAGGTTCCAAGAAAGTATCCTCAAGCAGAACACTCAACGAGGAGCGTAAACCTCGTAAGCGTCGTTTAACAGAAAACCGCCAGCATCCTGCAAGAAGCAAGACGACCAGGCAATTGCTAGACTCGTCTAAAGTTAAATCTACAAACTCTGGTGATCGACGAATAGTCGATATCGCCGCGTCAATCGATGACGAATAAGGAAGAAACCCAATGACCCAATTAATTACCGAAGAATACAGACAACAAAAACTTCTCCGCGAAGGCAAGAAGAATAGACTAGTTAAAAAATGGGCACCCGTGCTCAAAAAATGTAAGGAAATTACCCCACAAAAATACTCTCTTATGAGTAGCATTCTTGAAAACCAGTATAACCACTGGGACCCCAAGAACAGGAGTATCCTTCTAGAAGACGCAACCACAACCGGCGACATCGCGGACTTCACCCGTTTTGCCCTACCTCTTATTCGTAAGAGTTACCCCAAGCTAATCTCAGACAACCTCGTTGGCGTCCAGCCGATGAGTCAGCCTGCCAGCTTGATTTTCTATATCAGATACCGTTACGCTCTTAGTAAGGGCCAAACCGCTGCTGGTACCCAGATTATGCGTCAGAACACCGGCCAGCAATTCGCTCGCCAAAACGGCTGGGCATTGGATCCATACTACAGCTCGCAAGAAGTCAAGGGCGAAGCTCTCCTAGTTGATCCACTCCTCGTGTCAGTCAGCGGTACCCTCGCACACCGACCAGTTCTAGCTGGTACAGTTGTTGTGAACGTCTTCAGTAGTGACGTTGATAGCTGCGAAGATCCTACTCCGATCCTCCAAGTTGGGTTCGACAGCAATGGTGCTCCTGACCTAATCCTCGTTGGCGATTGTACCGGTTGCGTCGTTGATGAAACCAATACTGGCAATACCGTGTTTGATCACGCATCAGGCACCGTAACCGTTACACTGAGCGTGGGTGCGTTCCCCGCCGGAGCTATCGCACGAGTTGACTACGAGTTCGATCTCGAAAACAACCCGTTCCAGCCAGAAGTCACCCTCAGTATTGACAGTGACTCAGTCGCCGCCATTACCCGTAAGCTCAAGACCTCATGGTCACTAGAAGCTGCGCAAGACCTCAAGGCAGTCCACAACATCGACGCCGAGAGCACCCTCACCGACCTCATGGCCGATGAGATTGTTGCGGAAATCGATCGTGAAATCATCAACGATCTCATTATCGCCGCTGCTGTTCGCGCAACGCACAACTTCGCCACTGGCGCCGGTGCTAGCGTTAACTTTACCGATCGTAACATCGCGCTACTCTACAAGACTCTAGAAGTCGCGAATGTCATCCATCGCCTTACCCTCCGTGGTCCGGCTAACTGGATGGTGACCAGTGCTGATATCGCATCCAAGTTCGAGCAGTTGAACGACTTCCGTGGTTCTGATGCTCTTGCAATGGACGGAATTGACGTTGGTATTACAACCGCCGGTACAGTCCAAGGAAAGCTTAAGCTTTACAAAGACCCACTCTTCCCCAACTGTAAAATCCTCCTAGGATTCAAGGGAAGCAGCGTCCTAGACAGCGGTTACTTCTACGCGCCTTACATCCCACTTCTCAGCACCCCAACCGTGCTAGATCCAAACAGCTTCACCCCGAACAAGGGAATCATGACCCGTTACGGTAAGAAGTTGATTGAAGACGGTGGTCTTTACTATGGTGTCGTAACGGTTTCTAACCTATAATAAGTCACTATTAATTTTAACCCGGCTAAATTTAGCCGGGTTAAAAAATGTATATAAAATGACGAGATATAACACAAAATCATTAGAGGAAATTGAAGTCATGGCTAAACTAATTTTAGTAAAAGATAGATTTACTCAAATTCAAAAAGAAGAAATTATTAAATTGTTTTATCAAAACAAGACACAGGGGGAAGTTGCAAAGCAATTTGATGTACCACGAAGGACGATGGGAAAGTTGTTTAAACATCTTGGATTGAAAAGAACACCTAAACAGGCTGGCATTATTAAGAATAAAAGTGTCCTAGATAATTGTAAAGTTGTTTCAAAAATTAGAGAACTTAGATCCACACACACTTTAGATCAGATTGCTAGTATAGTTGGCGGATCCAGAGGTGCTGTTCAGAGGATTTGTACTAAACATATGATTGAATTAGATAGAGAAATATTTGCGCAAATACAAAGTTTAAAAATGAAAAAAGCGTGGACTGAAGAAAAACGTCAGGTTATTAGTGGTTCGAATATTCCTAAATTAAATGATAAAATATGGTTAGAAATTAAGTACCATAAACTAAATATGTCTATGGGGGAAATCGCAAGAATGCTTGGCACAGGTGTTGGTACTGTTTCTCATCACATTAAGCGTCATAATATACCTTTAAAACCAAAAGACGTCTATCTAAGAGGTCAAAGACGCAAAACAGCCACTAAAAGAAAAGTTAAAACTAAATGGGGTATGTTTAATCTTCAAAGCCAAGCGGAGTATGATTTTGTTAATTCGCTTGATGAGTCAACTAAAGTTGTAAAGAATGATCCAATAACGTTTAAATCTGAGGGTTCTGAGTATGTCCCAGATTTTGAGGTAGATGGAGAATATGTTGAAATTAAGCCACCTGAATACTCTAAAACTCCAGGGGTAAATCGACAACGTTTTGTTAAACAATTGCTTATAGCTGAGGCTAATAATATTAAACTTAAATGTTGGTATCGTAAGAAATACTTTAAATGGGTGCCTCTAACTAGCGAGGATAAATATTATTGTTTAAATTGGAAATTATTGTTTAAAACTCCTGGGGAGTGTTACGAATTTTTAATTAGCTACGGTTTTCATGGGTTAGAGTGGCATAAGGACAAATTATTGCTTGGGTTAAATAATGTTCTAAAGCCAGGGAAAAATTTAAATGCAAACCACCCCAACAAATCTGTTATTGACCTTATTAAACATTTTAGTCCTCATTTTTGGAAGTCAACTCATAATGGTTATAATACAGTTAGTGATGTTTTTGAAAAAGGCAATCAGTCTATATTAAAAGCTGCTATTAAAAAATTATGGCAGCAAAAACGTAATTTTAATATTTATGGATTAGTTAATATAATTAAAAGGCACTATAAAGATTTTACTACTGTGTCGATTTTTAAACCGTGGGTAGCTCGATTTTGTTATGAAAAGTATTTGCCAGATGGAGGGATTATTGTTGATCCTTGCATGGGTTGGGGTGGTCGTTTATTGGGTACGTTAGATTCTTCTTATAAGTATGTTGGGTATGATTTAAATCCAAATGTGATAAAATCGCATTTTGATCTTAGAAAATTTATTGGTTCTAGAATGGAAATAGAACCAGAATTTAATTTGGCAGATATGACTAAGGATAATATAACTGGTGGAGATTTGCTTTTTACATCTCCACCATATGACGATTGTGAATTATATTCTGGAATAGATTCAACAATTACCAAAACTAAACCAATATTAGAAAATATTTTTAGTAAGTTTAATGGTATTATAGCCCTTAATTTGCCTAAAAGGCATGAAAAAATCTGCATTAAGATAGCTAACCAGCATAGTTACCAGTTGTTTGAAAAATTAGAGATGAAAACTTCGTCTTTTATTGGGCGTGAAAAAACTTACGAACCTATTCTCGTATTTAAGAAACTATAGGAGTGAGCGGCCTGATCATCCGCCAAACCCTTCTTGACAGATCCCTCGGGGCCACGGGTCTTGCCCACGACCCGCATGAATCCTTCGTCGGTCATTGTTATACGTATATAACTTTAGCAGGTAGGTATCAAGAGTAGTGGTGAGGGATCTAGCCCTTTGAACCATTCACCAACCCGGACTCGCCGGGTGGTAATGCTAGAAGCGATGCGGGCTCGATGGTCGGGTCAACAGAGTAAGCCTCCTGTTCTTTTTTAATGAACGTCGCTCAATGAAGCGACAAAGGAGTCTTTATGAGTGTTTCTTCTGATCCTGCGGCATCCGCAGATAACCCTATTTTGGAGCAGTGTGCTAAGGAGAATGTCCTGGCGAGGCCCTTTAAGCGGCTGGCATATGCTTTTTCACCCACACGAATTGTATTAGATAAGGAGGAGTATTGTCATATTGTAGATGCTCGCAGTGGAGAGGTATCCCTTATTGAGGGACCAACTCGGCGTGTGTTGTCTTATGATGAGAGTGTTGTGACTACTAACAAGAAGGTGGTGCTCCCGGAGCGCACCTATTGTGTGGTTAAGAATCCAGTTTTTCTTGATCAGGTTCGTTATGGAGATCGAGAGGTACGTGTTGGTCCGTCTACTTTCTCGCTTTTCCCGGGTGAGAAAATTGAGAAGGGTGTTAATCCTGAATTTGTTCTCACCCAGTATGAGGGTGTTCTTGTTAAGGCGTTAGAGGATTGTGATGGGCATAATGCGGGTGATAAGTTTCTTGTGAGGGGGCCTTGTATTTTTATTCCGCAGAAGCAGGTGTCGGTTATTCGTAAGGTGAGAGCAGTGTCTCTTTCGGATACTGATGGCATTTATGTTCAGAATCAGGATACGGGTGATGTAACGACCATTAAAGGTCCGGTGGATTATTTTATTAAGCCAAATGAGGAGCGTTATCAGAAGAGTCTTACTGATGATGAGCTTGCTGGTGTTGGTCTTCAGCGGGAGACTAATGCTAGGGGGATACGTGTTTTGACTCGTCAAGCGGCGAATACGTCGTTTTTGGAGGATCGGTCTAATGCTTTGGTATTGGAGCTAGAGGAGAAGGAGGTTGTTCTTCTTTATGATGGTAGTGAATCTCGTGTTGAGAGGGGACCGAAGACGGTTTTTGTTGGTCCTTATGAACGCCCGAAGATTCTTACGTTGTCTGGTGGTAAGCCGATTCGACCTGGGGTACTCAAGGTTGGTTTGTTAAGGCTTGGGCCGGATTTTATTTATGATCAGATTAAGGTTCGAACTAAGGATAATGCTCAGATTGTGGTGGATGTTACTTATAAGTGGCGTTTTTTGGCGGGTAGGGATCTTAAGGATGCTTTTAGCATTGATGATTTTGTTGGATATGCAGCTGAGACGTTGTCGTCTGATATTCGGTCGTTGGTAGCGAAGCGTAATTTCGAGGATTTGCATGCTAATGCTCTACAATATGCTAAGGAGGCTATTTTTAGTGTTAATGGTACTAGGGTGTTTGAGGAGAATGGGTTAGAGATTTTTGGGATTGATATTACGTCGATTGTTCCTGATGATCCTAAGATTGCTGAACGTTTGCAGGAGGCCATTAAGCATAATCTTGATATTTATTGTAAGAAGATTGTTTTGCAGGCGACACTTGAGGCGGAACGGCAGGAAATTGAGGGGAAGAAGAGGATTGAATCTGAGCGAGGAGATCTGATTGATGCTCAGAATACTAATGAGCGGAGGAAGGTTACTGAGCAGGCTCGAATTGAAGCGGAGCGGGCGCTTCTCCATGCTGAGGGGAGGGCAGCTGCTATTGCGATCATCAGCAGAGTTGAGGCTGACCGAGAGCGGGACAAGATCGTGGCGATTGCCGAAGCCCTCAGTGGTGAAGGTGGCGCTAAGGTCCTGGAGCGAGAGCGGATTGCCAGCTACGCTGACTCCGACAAGTTGATCGTGGTGCCAACGGATGCGAAAATTGTCTTACCGGCCTTTAATCATGTTGAGCAATAACTTGTAGATCTTACTGGCAGCGTGAGTTGGATATGGTTTTAAATTAGGTCTAGCCAATCTTCGTAATAATCGTATAGAGTATTAAGGAGTTTTCGCCAGTGTTTTGGGTTGTTCTGAAAATGGTGTATGACGTTTTCGTATTCCCCAAAATCAACGCCCTCTGGCATTCGGCTAATGCGTTGTCGTATGTTTCGTGGGTTTTCTTTTTCTTGCTTTATCAACAACTCTAAGGCTCTTTTGGCTAATTGATTTGAGTATGCATCTACTTCGGATGGTTTATCTAATTCTTCGGCATCTCTGAAATAAGTTTTGTCAAACCAGTCTGGCCTACTTTTTATTGGGCCGACGAATTTTTGGTTTGCAGGGTCGAACGCATGTACTAGTTCATGTTCTATAGCTTCGACGAACATGTTTTCTAATAGTTGCGCAGATTCGTTGTCGTCGTGTATGTTGTTAATTAGGCTCATCATGTCTGTATCCGGGTTTTTCCCTCCTTCTGGGCGAATATAGACTTTTATTAGCCTTGTTTTATTCTTTATCATTTCGACGTTTGTTATTGCTTCTGCCCTTCTGTCTTGTTCATTGTTTACTGTTAAGGTTACTGTAATGTCGTACTCTCCGTAGTTTCCTTTAATTTTTGCGGTTTGGCGGATATTGTTAGTGTTAACTTTTTCGAGTGGTATTTCTAGTAGGGCGTCGACGAATTCGTTGGCTACTTCTTGGGCGAATTCGATCATTTCTCGATTGGGTTTGAGTGCTTTTCCTTCGTATAGCTGATTTAATTTCATGTTAGTATTTAAGCGGTATGGTAGATCGTATTCTTATTTTAGATTTGGGTTCTCAATATACTCAACTTATCACCCGCCGTATTCGTGAAATTG